AGGAAATAGCCTCGCTGACCCTGGTGGGGTGGGAAATGCATGGTGGATGGCCTGGCCTGGCCCCCAAATTCATTACCGTAAAACGTAGGGTCACTGTTCGTGATGAGTGCCCCCTCGCTATCACTACCAATTGACAGTGCAGCAGCTGCCTGCCTGGCCTGTGCGTTTGCTTTGTTTCTTGCAGCTGCAATCCAGTCCCTAGCAATTTGCTCAGCTGCTTTCTTGACTTCCTTAGGAAACTTATCCTGAATATCTTTCAGGGCTAGTTGGAATTCTGGCATCCCTAGGATTTTTGTTTCGTCTGCCATTATCGTCTAGCCCTGGCTTTCCTGTTCTGTCTAGCTACTTCCCTCATTACCCTTATCATTGCCTGGTGCTCAGCTACCGTAAGCTTGCGATATTCAGCAGGTGTGATACGCCAGAAATGCCAGAACCAGGCCCTATCATAAAGCTCTTTGGCCTGTTCTGACATACCTAAGGGTTTGGCGTTTCATCTTCATCAGCTTGCATTTGCATACTGAATGTTTTGATATCCCCCATTCTGGTCTTTTGTTTGAAAGCATCCCAGGATAAACCTGGGTCATCCTTTCTGTTTGTCGCCCACATAACTGCGCCGGCCAATGTCAAAGGGTCAACATTAGGGTCATTGATATTCAGGCCACCTAAGCAGGTAGTTCTGATATCGTCTAATTCCCCTAGGGTCAAATCATCAAAAGCTGTCATGCAGCATTCTCAGCAAGTGCAACAGGCGGGGTTGGTGCAGGCTCTTTTGTCACGTCACCAATTACTGTCATTTCCAGGTTGATTTCCGTAGTCTCATTGATGCCTGCATCTACAACAGACCAGGCCCCCAGTCTTGCGCTACCTGTCCAATGGGGATTATCCACCCCAGGTGGGGTAATTGCATCATCATAAAATGCAAAGTCAAAATCCACCACTGTGCCAGGGCCACCCAATGACCAGAGAGCTTCATCCAGCCCATCTGCACCAACTGATTGCAGCAGGTCAAGAGTCAGCACCCATTTAAAGCCCAAAGGATCACAGAATGTTGCAGCTGCATCATCTGTTTCTGGTACTAGGTGAATACCCTTTGAATAGCACTTGAATTGCACAGCCACAGGGGTTGTGCCTGCACCAGTGAGGGTAATGTGTGGGTCTGCTAGGCGTGTGGGTTTAGCAACCATTATTCATCTCCGATATCGCATGATAGGTTTATGGAACTAGCAAGATAATTGACCCCGCCCAATGTAATGGGGTATGGGCTGGTGGCATCCTTTACCAGAAAGTCTCTGGAATTCTTTAACACTGGCATGATGGTAGATACCAATTCCTCTAGTACCCCATATTGGCCCCCTGGCTCAATCCTTTGCGCGACTACAATCACACTCAGATTGACTAGGTATAAACACATCGTGGATGGGGTCACCCAGGGGTCAGCCCAGGCAATGAAAACGCTAGGGGGGGCTATTGAGTCAGGGATAGCATCAATCACCCCTACTTCGTCAGCGAGAGTATTTCTAAGAATTTGATAAAGGTCTGTTCTGACTGTTTCCAGCTTCATGCCACACCCCACCCATACGCTGGGTCATAATAGGGAATCAGCAGACTGTCATATCTTGCAACCAAATCCCTAGCAATTCTCACAGGGCCAGTCTCACCCATTCCTGCAATGCCAAATGTTGCATCAGGCTGTTTCCATAAATCCACAGCGAGACTCAGGGCTACCCTGCTAATTGTTGCAGGCACTGGGTCAGGGAAATCATCTACCCTGCCAATCCAATCATTGATAAGGTCTGTAGATGACTGGCAGCACATATCTAGGTTGGGGTCAACGAGGTTTGGCTTTCCCAGTTGCTTAGCTAATTGTGCAGGTGTTACGTACATGAAATCTCCCAACCATAAAGATTCCCCTAGGGCTGTGGCAGGCCCTAGGGGAATCTCTCAGGGATGAAATACCAGGGGGCATTCATCAAATTGCATATGGGGCCTAGGAAGCCTCAGGGGGTGGGGATGGGTCATCAGGGGCCGCAGGCTCTGTAGGGGCCTCTGGTGGCTCTGTGGGGGCCTCTGGTGGCTTGCTGGGGGCCTCGCTCGCTCGCCCTGTAGCTGTGACTCCCAGAACCAAAGTATCTGAATTAGTCCCACCATTTAATACACTGACATTCTGGGTACCAACTGAATCGCCCTGAGCGATAAATCTCAGCTGGGTAGGGGAAATGTATTGTGTGGGGTAAATGTCTCCATCCACCATGACTCTAGATGATGGCGTAAATCCTGTACCAGTAATCGTGACTGGTGTTGGTGTATTCACAACTACTGAAATAGGATTCAGGGAACCCAGGTCAGCTGGTGCCCATAACGTAGTTGGATAGCTTTCCTCGTAATAAGTGCTAGTCATTACGCCCAGTCAATCTTAACAATGCTGTTGTATTCAGCAGGTGGGGTATTGCTGGGGCCAGCTTCCTTAGTGGGGGGATGATAGAAAGCCAGGAAAGTTGCAACACCAACTTGACGCCCATAGACGCTGGGTTCCAATACCTGCATCATTGGCATGGGCCGTTCGTAAACCTCTAGGCCATAGTTATTGCCAATGTACAAATCAGCATCAGTAATGCCAGGGGTAACGATGGCTTGCAGGCCAGCAATGGACGCTGTATATGCACCAGCATTTCCAGTACCCAAAGCATTCACAGGGCCAACAGGTGGCAGAATGGGACGACCAGCAAGGTCAGCTGTGCCGATCAAACGACCCCAGCCAATTGGACCCATAGCAATCCACTGTGGCAGCTGATGCGTATTCTGCACAACTACAGTAACGGCCTGCCCAATTGCTGCAAGGATTTCTGCACTAGTTGCAGCTGCACCCAGGGCAACAGTGGCACCAGTCTCACCAATTTCAGCCACGACCCTGGCCTCTGACATAGCAGCTACTCGCTTATTCATGTGAGTAACAATCATGTCAAGAGAACCAGCTACCATTTCCTCGAGCACACCACTGACGTTAATGTACCCACCAATTCGCTCTGCAACCAGAGTATCAGAAAGGATATCCCAGGCTTTGCTAGGCATCTCTGATTTTTCCTGTGCAACTGCACCAACACCAGTGGTGAAATTGGGGTCAACAATACGAGGCCTGCGGAATTCAAGGCTGGTAATGGTGCGGGCACCCAGGGCCGTAAACAATGGCCTACTGGCAGGGTAGGGGTCCAACACAGGCCCCAGGGTAGGAACATTTACCAGGCCATTAAAGCCACCAGCAACCGGAACAGTATTAGCCTTGTCATATCCCATATGCTCAGCTGCACGGCTGTGAAACTTATTCAAACGCATATGAGCATCAGGGTCATCATTCCTGTGAATCAAATCCCAGAAATACTGACCAGCTGACCTATAGGTGAAATCCTGGGAAATGATAGAGGGGTCAAGTGTGCGAATTCTTGACTTAGCCCCAGCTGACATTTCAAGGTCTTGTGTCAGCTTGTCAATTTGACTGTTAAGGCTCCGAACCCTTTCCTGAGCCTCACCAATGGTTTGGCTCTCAGTATCGTAAAGGTCTCTGCCTGCTTCATCTGCCAGGGAAGCGATCTGGTCAATAAGCGCAAGCTTTCCATCGCGCTCTTTGAGCAGCCTTTGTACCATCCCATCAATAGCCATTTTTGTGAATCCCTTTCTTTGGAATCAATGTGACTCAACAAATAAGGGGTGCCATTCACTTGACTAATAGGGTGCCATTTGTTCCCTATGGGGTGCTATTAGTCAGGCTAAGGGGTGCCTTGCAATTCCTGGTTATACACCAGTGGGCCAGTCGTGTCAATCCTTATTTCTATCTCTTATGTATTCCAGTACCAATCGAAACAATCGCACAGCTGCAACAAAGCCTGCTATTGAACCAACTACGAATGCAGCTGCAATCGTGGTTGGTGTAACTACATCAGCAGGCACATTTACTTAGGGTCTAGGTCGGAATCATTTAGGCCGCTCATATGCAGCAAGGATTTAATATTCTGACCATGATATTTCTGGGTGACTACAACAGCCCCCTGAGCTACCAGGGCATTGAAAGCCTCAGGGCTGAGAGCTACGCCATTTGCTGCAAATGTATTTGTGTAATCGTCAAATGCATAAATAATCATTGGTTCCTCATCATCTGGAATCGGGGGGATGGGTGCAGGGAATTGGTTAGCCCTGCGTAGACATTCATCCCTGATATCTTGCTGCACCCAGGTACCAGAGGAATTGCAGCTGTTTGGTTGCCAGAGGCCCTGCACTGCCCAGGCTGTAGCTGGGTCAATCTTCCTATCCGTCCAGCCATCCCCAGTGCCAATTGCATGTGTAAATATGTCATCTGGCCTATTACCGAAATATGCATTTAGCGCATTGCTGCCGGCAAAATATGCATCTATCTGGATTTCGGGCCAGCTTTCACCTATACCATTGTTTGCAGCCTCTATTGCAAACGTCGTTGCATTTGCATTGTCTTTGGCAACTGTGCCCCTTGAAAGAGTCAGGGGGCCACCTTTACCAGCTGTATTTGCTGCACCAGCTGCAATAGGCCAGTAGTTGCCCTGTCTATCTAACAGCAGATTTCCGATAGGGCTATCCTGCCCATTGACCTGATAATTCACATCACTTTCTGGGCTGGCTGTAGATGCAGTATGATGCCATTGGATTCCTAATGGCATTTGCGGAAATCCACCACTAGAGCGAGAGCGAGATTGCCAACCATCTGTATCGTCATTTTCCAATACAGTCAGTCCAGCATTTTGCAGAATGCTCACTAGCTCAGTGATGTAGATATTGCCCATCAGATCACTGCATCATCTGCATCAAATGCATCATCAGGGGCCGCATCCCCGAATCCATGAAAGTACCTCAGGAATAGAGCCTTAAATGCTTCGAGCTTTTTGACTGGAACCATTGACTGTTGCAAAAGCACCAGGGCCTCATAAGCCAGAAAACCCCTGGGTTCTAGGGGGTCTGTGATGCCAGCCATGCCCGAACCCCATCCAGCAATGGCCTAGCGCATTCCTGGGAATCATCCTGTGATCTCATAGCGGTAATACCTGCACTGGCATATGTAGGGGTTGGTGTAGCTGCAACATGCCCGACAAATACCTGCACCCTAGAGACAACCCCATCAATCATTTTCGGGGGCCTGGTATCTTTGAATGCCACTGATAAACCAGTATGCGATTCTCTGAGCATGGATTGAATCTTGACTAGGTTGGAATCCTCATAAATCCTGAATGAGGCCCAGGCCCCCTCAGCCCTACTTTCCAGACCTGTTGCATATCCGATCCTATTTTGCATCTGCTCATCGTGACCAATGTAGAGAGGCAAATCTAGCTTTCCTCTGGCCTTGAATCCCTGTGACATTGCATCAAGTGAACCCCTAAGAAATTGCTCTTGATATCTCACCAGCTGCTTTGTTTCAGGGTCTGGTTCCACCACTGTTGCTACCTGCCCATAAGGAACAATGATTCCCTCTAATGACCTGCCATCGTCGCCCCTCAGCTGGAATTCCTCACAGGAAATGAAGCGAATACCTGTAGCCCTGGGCAGTGTTTCTGTTTCAGTCATTGTCATGTCAAAACCTCTAGCCCAGTATCAATGGTTGCGGGGTCGTTAGGTAGGAATCTTTCAGCCAGCCTGATTTCATCAATGGTGATTGCTCTATTACCCTTTTCATCCACCATATTGAATAGGGTTTGATATGTTCTGGCTCTTGTCTCAGGGTCGGGCCTGATGTATTCATCCCTGTTAAATTCCACACCAGAACCCCTGGGCAAAAGCCACTGGGACATTGCACTAGCAACAGCCCCTGCATGTGTACGTAGGGTTGTACGCCAGTGGAAATCCAGGGCCTGGGATGCAGTGGAATATGTCAGCCCATCAGGCATAGGTAAACCAACCATGTAAGGGGGCACACCTAATGCAGCTGAAATTCGTGTCTCATCAAAGATTCGCAATTCCAACAGGGCCATTTCCCTGGGGCTAGTTGCAAAGCTTTCTAGCTCTAACGTGCCAGACAAAACAGCTGGGGCACCATTCCTACTGGTGGCCCCTTGCAGCCATTGATCTTGTAATTCTTTGGCCTCTTTACCGTTTAGCTTTCTAGGTGACTTTAAGACCCCCCACGGAATGCCCCCTTTTGCAGCCATATCAGATGCCATCTTTTCTAATGCAGCAGCACTGACAATTGATCTGCTCGCCCATTCCAGGGGGCCTATTCCCCTCAGGTTAGTTGGCATTGATTCATACTTGATATGGCAGATATCTTTCCTGTCTAGGTGTCTCCCACCTATTGAGTATTCGATATTTCCATCCACCCATTCCACATTAACTAGCTGGGGATTTAGGACACAGAAACGTGCAGGATAACCCCCTGACGATTCTGAATATCTACCAGTGCACCAGAGAATTGCCTCTCCACATGACTGGAATGTATTAAACAATTGCTTAGCAAATTCCACCCAGTCTGAATATAGCTCAGGCTCAGGGTTATTTGCCCATTCAGGCAGTGGGATTACCTTTACACCTTTCACTCCATAAGCTGGGAATGATGCAAGCTGTCTGGTATTCAGATCAATACATGTCCATAATGTAGACACTAAACGACCAGTATAAGTTGCACCATTCCACAGGGGTGTTTCCCAACCAACAGGCCACCCCTGCCATGCCTGCACATCTGGCATATATCCCGATTGTTCCAATTGCCCTGATGGATACAACGCATGAGAATCGCCAAACCCAGGTGGGACGTTATCACCGACTGTTCCTAATGCTGGATTATTGTTAGGAATAGAATCCCTGGGAATTGCCCGATGTTTAAAGTCATGAACAATGACTAACTGGCTGGGGTCGGGCACATCAGCAGCATAGGCCCACTGGACAAGTCTGGTCTATAGGCTGTTTACTGGCCTTATGGCAATTCGAGACTACCGACCATATAGAACCAGGGTTTATCGCAATGCAAAACAGTACCTTAGAGAGCATGAAATGCAATGCTGGGTTTACGATGAAGATGGGCAATGTAAACGCAGGGGTATAACCCCCGACCATCATCCCCCTTTGTGCGAATTCCCTGACCCTATGTTATGGCAGGGTAAATTGATGCCTGTTTGTGCATATCACAGCAACAAACAAAGGGGCCAGCTGAGCCATAAGCGAATGCTGCCCGCACCCAGTAGGTCGTGGTTATGAAGCGCTTTCTCATTGCTTTTGCAATTGCATTCATCGTGGTAATTATCGTAAAGGCTCTCGCATGAATCTCACACAGCCAGCCCCTGCCAGAATGGCAACCCAACGAAATCCAGACCTGCAATCATTAGGTTGGTACTTTAACGAAATGGGCGAGAAACTGGGATATGAATTTCACAGCTGGCAAAACCAGCTATCTGATGTGAGTAGTCAACTGTCAGATAGGGACGATATGCACCCAGGTCAATCATTCCTGAAATTTAACGCTCAGCATGTGGGCTGTGTAGTGGGCAGGCAGTCAGGCAAAACAGCATGGGCAATTACCAGAATAGCTAGTCAGTGCATGTTGCCTGAGCGTAGGGATATCGCAAAGATGGTTGGATTACCAGTCATCGCACCCCAGCATGTTATTTACACTGCACAATCACGACTAAATGCCACTGAGAAATGGCGAGAACATGTCTCAGTCATGGAGAAATCCTGGCTCATTGAATACATCTACAATGTCCGCAAACAAATAGGCTCTGAATGTGTGACGTTTACTAATGGCAGCACATATGAGCCTGTTACGCCTAATCGCACTGGTGGCAGAGGTAAATCTACCGACCTAATTATTGTGGATGAGGCATTAGCTCATCCTATGTGGCTTTTATCAGTGCTCAGGCCCACGATGGCTCAGAGGCATTCTGCACCAGGTTGCATAGGGTCACAATTCATCGTAATTAGCAATGCAGGCAATGATGATAGCGAATTACTCAATCATTTGCAGGATTTAGGGCATGAAGCAATCAGCCAAAATAACGATAAGCGAGTGTGGCTGGAATGGTCAATGGTGCCAGGGTCAGACCCCCTAGATCACCAGACATGGGTTAACACCATGCCAACACTGGGCCAGCCAAATGGAATCAGCATGGATTTCCTGGTAGAGGAATCGGAATCAATGAGGCTAGAGGATTTCATGAGGGAATATCTGTGTGTCAGGGTTCCCAGGTCAGAGGCCCAGCTAATTCCCATTGACCATTGGATGGACCTATATCGCCCTGATGTATTCGTCACAGATACAGGCATCATTGCACTGGACGTTTCCCCTGGTAGGGGACGTGCCACGATTGTTGCATGCAGTGCTGTGGATGATTACCTGCCAGTAGAGGTAATCAGGTCCAAAGATGGGCTGGAATGGGTCATCGATGCATTAGAGGAAATCACTAATCGATGGTCTTGCTCGGTAGTCATTGATGCAGGGGGGCCAGCTGGCAGCATGATTCCTGTACTACAGGCCAGGGGTGTTGACATCATCCCTATTGCTGCAAAGGATGTGGCCCATGCAGCTGCACATTTCTACGATTCAGTCATGTCAAAGCGAGTCAGCCACCTTAACGATTTCCGCCTAAATGATGCAGTTAAAGGTGTCACGAAAAGACCTGTTGGTGAACGCTGGGCATTTGATCGGAATGGCAATGTGGATATCACTCCACTGGTTGCAGCATCATTTGCAGTGTGGGCTATTGATACTGGCTGGAATGATAAACCTGCTATCTATTCCTAACCTTAGTGCAAGTGCAATTGGCTGGCCTGAATTACATGAATGTAATTCGGGCGAAAAGAGCGG